GTAACCTCGAAGAACTCATGGCTGAACTCGCGGAAATGGCTAAGACTAGTGAAGAGGTAGTTACCGAGTCCGAAATGGAGGAAGGTGATTACATGGAAGAAGAGAATGTAGAAGAAGGTGAAATTAACGAAATGACCCCTGACCTACTTCAGATTGGAGCAGGATTAGCTGCTCTATTTGCTACTGCCGGAGGCGCTGCCGCCGTTCAGTCTGCTGCTGAAGCTGGAAAACTGGGTCCTGCAATGAAATCCATTATGGCTAAGATCACAAGTACTGCCAATACTATGGGTACTAACAAAGCAGGAAGCTCTGATAGCGCTATTCGTGAAGAAGAACTTACTGAAGCTCTCTCAACCATCGAAACTCTTCGCAAAGATCTTAACGAAGTGAACTTATTAAATGCTAAGTTACTTTACGTTAATAAAGTATTCAAAGCTAACAACCTAACCGAATCACAGAAAGCAAACGTAATCGCTTCTTTCGATAAAGCTGAGACAGTGAAGGAAGTTAAGCTAGTCTTTGAAACAGTTAGCGAAAATATTGCTAATGGAGGTAAGAAAGAAGTAGTGAAGGAGGCCAAGGGCTTTGCTTCAGCTGCTACAGGAATGTCTACCAAGCCAGAAGTAATTACTGAAGCTAACGATGTTGTAAGACGTATGCAAAAACTTGCAGGAATTATTAAATAATTTTAAATCTGATTTTATATCATGGAAATCCAAAATCTTTTAAACGAATCAGCTGGCACTTACAAGAGCCTTCAAGCTGATGCCGCTCGTTTAGCAGAAAAGTGGTCCGCTACCGGCCTTCTAGAGGGTTTATCTAACCCAACTGAAGTTAACGGCATGGCTATGATTCTTGAAAACCAAGCTAAGCAGCTTGTAAGCGAGCAATCTACAACTGGTACCGGCGGTACTTTTTCTGCTGGCCAAGGCGAGCAGTGGGCTGGTGTAGCTCTACCATTAGTACGTAAGGTATTCGCTCAAATCGCTGCTAAGGACTTCGTTTCTGTACAGCCAATGAACCTACCTTCTGGTCTTGTTTTCTATCTTGACTTCAAGTACGGTACTTCTTTAAACAGCGGTTTCTCTGCTGGTGATAACATGTACGGTAACGTATCTTCTGCATCTAACAAGATGTCTGTAAACGAGGACGTTTCTGGTGGTCTTTACGGCGCCGGTCGTTTCGGTTACTCTATGAAGACTGGCTCTAAAGCTGTAACTGTATCTACTGCTGCTGCTACTTCTGCTTCTATCGGCTACGATCCTGCTTACAAAGTAGGTCACTACAAAGTACACACTGCTACTTTCGCCGCTAGCGACAACGCCGATATCCTATCTGGCCGCGCTTTCCGTCTTCTTTCTGCTTCTGTAGACATCACTGAGCATGCAGAGTGGATCACTTGGAACGAATCAGCTCGCACAGTATCTTTCGTAGCAACAGCTTCTGCTGCAACTGAAGACAACTTCGCTGCTACAGTTCTTTACTTCAAGCAACCAGCTGACAACAGCCGCGGTGACTTCGAAGACAATCCTGCTGGATCTATCGTTATCCCAGAGATCAACGTAGAATTAGCTTCTGAAGCTATTGTTGCTAAGACTCGTAAGTTAAAGGCTCAATGGACTCCAGAATTTGCTCAAGATCTTAATGCTTACCACAGTGTAGACGCTGAAGCTGAATTAACTTCTATCCTTTCTGAGTACATCTCTATGGAGATCGACCTCGAGATCCTAGATATGTTGATCGGTGGTGCTGTAACTACTGAGAAGTGGTCTGCTATCTCTAATAAGACTTGGAGCGAAGGAGCTGGTAACTGGGTTTACGGTTCTGCCGGTAGCCAAGGTTTCTACAACACTCAAGGTCAGTGGTTCCAAACTCTTGGTACTAAGATCCAGAAGGTGTCTAACAAGATTCACCAGAAGACATTACGTGGTGGTGCAAACTTCCTAGTATGTTCTCCAACTGTTGCTACAGTTCTTGAGTCTATCCCAGGCTACGCTGCTGATACAAACGGCGACAAGATGGACTTCGCAATGGGCGTTCAGAAAGTAGGTCAATTGAATTCACGCTTCCGTGTTTACAAGAACCCTTACATGACTGAAAACACAATCCTTATGGGTTACAGAGGTAGCCAGTTCCTAGAGACAGGTGCTGTTTACGCTCCTTACATTCCATTGATGATGACTCCATTAGTATACGATCCAGATACATTCACTCCACGTAAAGGTATCATGACTCGTTACGCTAAGAAGATGATCCGTCCAGAATTCTACGGTAAGATCTACGTTGCTGACTTAGCAGGTATCTAATCAGTAGATTTCTACAGATTCTTTTGAGGGGGCCTTCGGGCCCCTTCTTTTTTTATCGTATATTAGTTATGAAACTATTTATAGGTATATTAACTAACGTTGCATTATATGAGTTCTAACCACCACGAAGACGAGATCTTCAAGGCGAAAAGACGTCCAAAGAACCCTATCAAGTTCAATATCTCACTCAATGAAGAACAGAAAGCTGCTAAGGAAGTTATCTTATCTAATCCCGTCACCGTTCTACGTGGTATGGCTGGAAGTGGTAAGACTTTGGTGGCTGTTCAAACTGCGCTTGATCTCTTATTTACCAATCAGGTCGAGAAAATTATCATCACAAGACCAACTGTGGCTAAAGAAGACATTGGCTTCCTCCCAGGCGATATCCGCGAGAAAATGGACCCCTGGCTCGCCCCGATCTACCACAACCTATACTTACTCTATTCGAAAGATAAAGTCGACAAAGAAGTAGAAGAAGGAAGAATCGAAATCTTACCGTTTGCATTTATGAGAGGACGTACTTTTGTTAACACATTTGTTATTGTTGATGAAGCACAGAACGTTACTCATACTCAAATGGAAATGGTGCTAGGAAGGTTAGGTATGAATAGCTGGATGGCTATTTGTGGAGATATAGCTCAGATCGATTTAAAAGATAAACGCCAAACTGGATTTTCCTTTCTAAATCGCTTAGAAGAGCAAGTAAAAGGATTTCGTGTTGTAACGTTATTACAAAATCATAGACACCCTATCGTAGAGCCTATACTAAAAGTATATCAGACATTCAGGGATTAAAAGCAGAGTTACTATTTATATATAAACTCGAACTATGGCTGATATCGCAATCTGGGAAGGATCTTCAACTTTTGCACCAGGACAGACACCATTTGCTTTCTACGACTCAGATACTGACTTTCAATCAGATGCTGATAAAGTAGCTAAGTTCTGTGCTCAGAGATTAGGTTATCCCTTGATGGATGTTGAGCTTCAGTCAGGTTCTATGTATGCCTGCTTTGAAGAAGCAGTAACAACTTACGGTAACGAGGTATTTCAGTATAAGATTAGGGAGAATTACCTTTCTATGGAAGGTGCATCTACTGGCTCTTCTTTTAACAATAGGTTAATTGAACCTAGCTTGGGGAGAACTGTTCAAATTACTGAAAATTACGGTACAGAAGCCGGAGTAGGCGGTAATGTAACCAAATATAGCGGTTCTATTACTGTAACCACGGGTCTTCAAAGTTACGACCTCGATGCCTGGGCAACTGACCAAGGAATTGAAGGTGGAATTGAGATTAGAAAGGTATTTTACGAGTCTCCTCCTGCTATTTTACGTTATTTTGACCCATATGCAGGTACCGGTACAGGTATTCAATCATTAATGGACGCTTTTGACTTCGGATCTTACTCACCAGGTGTGAATTTCCTATTGATGCCTGCTTCCTACGATATGTTGAAGGTGCAAGCTATTGAATTTAATGATCAGATTAGAAGATCAGCGTATTCTTTTGAAATTATTAACAACCATCTTAAGTTATTTCCAATTCCTACTAGAGATGGTAAAATATATTTTGAATATTACAAGACTTCGGAAAAGAATAACCCACTAAAGAACTCTAATACAAATTTAATAACAAATGTAGGAGAGGTACCGTACGATAACATCAAGTATGCGTTCATCAACTCAGTAGGAAGACAATGGATCTACCGTTACACACTAGCTTTAACTAAAGAACTACTAGGGTATATTAGAGGAAAGTACCAGCAGATCCCTGTACCGGGTTCAAACACAGGGTTAAACCAAGCTGATTTACTAACTGATGCAAGAACTGAAAAAATTGCACTGCTAACAGAACTGAGAGAGATGTTAGATCAGACCTCCAGAAAAGCTCAGCTAGAGAGAAAAGCAGATGAGACAGATAATCTTAAGAGAATTAGTACTCAAGTACCAATGACAATCTATATAGGATGATGAAACTAGGCAATATACTACTTGAGGAGACATATAAGATGTTTAGAACTTATATGTATATTGAATTTGACGATGCAGATATGGATGTATCGACATTAGCTAATATTATTCGCGGTTTACCACAAGTAGCCGTAATTAATAATAAATCGGATAAAGAAGATCCTAGACCTAGAGCTCTTTTTCAAGTAAAAATTGCTACTACTAAACCACCAACCGAAGCATTTCAGATGCTGCAGAAGGATGTAATGACTAGAATCTCAGAAGTAAAGAAGTGTCAAATCTCAGAACGCCACGTAGAGGAGGTTAACTTATGAGTATATTCGGTAGTCAAAGAGATTTCGCACTCATCACTAAGATGAATCGTGCACTGCTTAGAGATATTATTGAGCAGGAAATTGGCTACTATAAAATAGCTTTAGAGGAGACACAGGCTAATATTTACGGGGAATCTACGGAAAAAACATATTATAGTCCTGTTCTCCTGCAATGCTTAATTACTAGAGGAGATCAGATATATACTGTAGATGAGTTTGGTCCGGATCTAGGACGTGCCCTATCGTTTGCTTTTCTACGTCAAGATTTAGTAGATCAAAGTCTTTTACCTGAAGTAGGAGACATTATTATGTTAAATGAAAACTACTACGAAGTAGATTTAGTTAGAGAGAATCAATTCTTCTTCGGTAAAGATAATAACTATAACTACGGAAGAAGTGCTGAATACGGAGCCAGTGTATCTATTGTATGTGATGCTCACCTAACAAGAGCAGATAAACTAAATATAACTGAGATAAGACCATGAAACTAGTAAATCTCATATATGAAGAAGATGCTCTTGGATTTAAAACAACTAAGACAGCTATTGATCCTGAAACCGGTCAAATTACTTGGGACGTAGAATACACACCTTTAGTAAAGATAGACGGGGAATTGGAAAAATTAGCTATTGAACTTGATAGTGCTGTTAAAAAGCATCCTGAAGATGAAAAGCTACAACAGTATAACGAAGTTTTTAAGAATTTTAAAAAAGGATTTAGATCACACGTTACTAGACACTACAAGTAATAATGGCACAGTATAGAAGAAGAAAACCAGTACCTAAGACTCAGTCTGAACTCGCCCGCGAGCAGATTGTGCCGTATGATACTACGCGTGAGATTGTACCGGCATCTTCTAAGCAGGAACGTGCTAATCAAATAAGCTTAAAGAATGACGATGTAAAGCTACCTACTGTAAGCTTAAAAGACATCGATGAAGCTATTTTCTTCTATTTTAAAAATGTAATCAAACCCACAGTAGTTCAGAATGGGAGTCAAATTGAGGTTCCGGTACTGTATGGCAGCCCGGAACGATGGGCCTCTGTACAGAAAGACGGCTACTACAGAGACAAAGACGGTAAAATTCAAGTGCCGTTGATTATGTTTAAAAAGACTAATATTGAGAAAAATAGAAATTTAGGTAATAAATTAGACGGAAATGAGGTAAATAATTTTATGATTTACCAAAAGCCATACTCAAAAAGAAATATTTATGATAAATTCTCTGTGCTTACCAACCGTAAACCAGCAGAAGAGTTATATGGTGTTGTCATACCTGATTATGTTACTATAACATACCAGTGTATAATCTTCACCGATTATGTTGAGCAGTGTGATAAACTAATTGAAGCTTTAAATTTTGCTTCGGATTCATACTGGGGTGACAAAGAACGTTATCGTTTTCGAGCGATGATAGATTCTTATACCCCTACCGTAGAGGTGAATCAAGGGCAAGATAGAAATGTAAAAGCATCATTTAGTATTCGTCTCAACGGTTATATTATTACTGACACTTATAATAGAGATAAAGCTAACTTAAAGAAATTTTATTCTAAATCACAAGTAGTATTTGGATTAGAAACTGAAGTTGAAACTGTAGATCAAGCACCCGTGAAGAGAATACAA